AAAAACTCTTGGTGTTGGTAGTAAAGGTTGAAGGGGGTGGAGAGAAGCTCATCGGCTAGGATGCGATGATTGCGGTCTGCGGAATCTGCCTTGCTAGTGATCGGCCTATGGATTCGGAAGATTTTATCTATGGCAAGGAGCTTGTTCTTGTCGTTTGGCTCAAGGGCTTCGTGAACTCTGTTCCTCCACCTCCCGCACCCCTTCCTCAAGGCCATCTCCCTAATAGGATTCAGCCCAGCATTTTCTACCAGATATCGAAAGCAAACAATTTCAGCCCCTACTTTTTCTGCTTGTTCTAGCCCCTCCTCCAAAACCTTCTCCCCATCCTCTGCCATTACATCATCAGCATCTACCCAGATAGACCACTCGTTCTTACAAGCATCGAGGGCTGTATTTCTAGCAGTTGCAAAATCGTCTATGTGAGGCCAGTCAGTTTTCTTATTCTTGTAATGAATGACTTTAGCCCCAAGCGAAAGGGCGATCTCCTCTGTCTTGTCTGGCGTAGCTGACCCCCCAGCCATACAAACAATAATTTCCTCTGCGATGGGCTTAAACGATTCAATGACTCGCTTAATGTGGGCTTCTTCATTTCCAGCGATTAGGTAAAGGGATACAGGGATTTTCATTGAGACTAGGATTTCTAGTTATTGGAGGATGTCAATTAAAAGAAAAGGGGGGAGAGCTTTCGCCCTCCCCCCATTCCTTATGAAACAACCAACAATTCTTTAGGCGAAGTTGGTGGTGATACGAACCGCCGCATTGGGGTCAATCACGACCTCATCGGTGTTCATACGCACACGCAACACTTGGCTACGGCGAGCTTCGTCACGATAGCTTTCGGAGACGAAACCACCAGCCGAGTCACCCGACCAGACCAAGGTGCGCCCGATACCACCAGCGGTGAACTCACCACCAGCAATCTGACCCACAACAATCTTGGTATCTGGAACAACGAATGAACCAGAGTAGGCTTTGTTCTTACCAGCAGAGTTGATCGCCGCACGGCCAACGAGGAGGTTCTGAACTCCCAGAGCCGCCGCGATTTCAGATTCGCTCAACAACCTTGCACCAGTATTCGAGATAACTCCGAAAAACTGATTCTGTAGGAGGGTAGAGCGACGAATCAACTCAAACACATTGGCAGACATCGCAACGCAATTCGGTTCGTAACCATACTGGTTAAGAGCCAATTTGGCCGCCGCCACATCACGAGCCACATCAATCGTGGTGATATTCGCTTGGGTGTAGGCAACTGCACGAGTCTGGTCAGCGATGGTGAAGGGAGTCGTTGCATTCCAGAGAAGATCGGAAACCCGCTTCTCGTGGGAGAGCTTCAACTGGCGGAGCAAGAACTTCGCAGTTTCGCTTTCATACGAAAAAAAACGCGAAAGGTCTGCCACGCTACTATCGTCTAACAATTCCTCAAGGCCGAATTCGTCCGTGCTGTAATTTGCAGAACTGAAGGAACGAATTCCTCTTGAATACCCCGAACCAGCATCACGAGCCGTTGCATTGTTGCTTAACAACTCTGCACCAGCCAGTTGAACTTTGAGGTATGTTCCCGCCTTCGCATCAACATTCTGCAAGGGGAGGAGTTGCGCTCCGATCAAACCGATGTCGGCTTGAGGGGCTTCAATGAGGGCTTGGTTTAAGTCAGCCCGGATGGTTGAACCGCCGCTAATGTAACTCATTTTTTATATTCTTTCTTGGTTAGTTAAATTACTGGGTTAAGGGAACTGCGACTTCGATTACCGCATCAGCAAGAGCAGTTTCGAGGGCAACTCCGACAACGCCGACATTGGCCGCCGCCGTAGTCACAAGGCCAGAACCAGTCGTAGCAACAAGGTTGCCAGCGGTGATTCCGTACTCGGAGGTTGCAAAAAAGGTTGGGTAGAACAGCTTGACTGCGCCGTTGTCGCCAGCCGCCACATCAGCGATGGTCGAGCCAACGCAACGAGCAGAACCGGAAACAGCCGCACGAGCCGTGCCGTCCGTGTGAACCTCAACGAATCGGTAGGCCGAGATCGCCGAGGCAAAGTTAAAGGTGCGAACTGCACCACCGTCAATGTTTGTTGCCATTTTAGTATTATCCTTCTTTAGAGTTTGGTGATACCACGAGACAGAGCCTCGGAGTATTCTTTGGGGTTGGAGAGCATCACGGCTTTCATGGCCTTGAGCTTGCTTGTTCCGTAGTCGCTATGGGCGGCCACGAGAGCTTCAAAAGTTTTGGGTTCTTCCTTTTTCTCGGAAGGGACTTCGATTGAAGGGGAGGCGGGGATGGGCTTAATGCCGAACTCGGTCAGAACTTTCTTCACAACCTCGCTCATCTCTTCCTTAGTCTCCTCTTTCTCATCTTCATCTTCTTTTTCGATGACGATCTTGGGAGCTTCCTCAGACTTCATCTCCTCTTTCTTTTCCTCATCCTTGGGTTTCAACGCCTCTTCCAAGGCGGCGAGACGAACTTTTACTTCGTCCATATCTTTTTTGTAATCTGTGTTTTCCATATTTGATTTGTCCTTTTTGTCAAGTGGAGCTTCCTCCACGGCTTCTTTGGCTACGGCTGGGATGCTCTTGCCTCCCTGCACATAACCGAGTTTTTCCATAAACTTCACCATCTCCTCGAATAATCCATTCGTGGCGGCTGGGCTGGAAACTAAATCAGCAGAGGCGATGCTCTGGGGTCGAATGTAATCCTTGCCGTTGATGGTCTCGGACTCATTCACAAAGGCTAGGGAAACGCCGAACTGGTCGGGGGCTTCGGATGCCATCTCTTTGATTAGGCCATAGTGGGGGGAGTTGCGAAGTAGGCGAAGGTCGGCAACCAGCTTGTCTCCCTCAATGCGGGGGTTTCTGGCGAACCCGCAAACTGCCTCCAAACCAGAGCCGTGATTCATCTTAATTTTCACGCCATTCTTGGCTTTCTGCATAATTTTTAGGGCGGTCTCTAGGCTTGTTTTATCCACGAAAAGGTCGTGTCCTTTGGCCTCTCCCACCTCCAAAATGCTTACCCCGCCTAGTTCCATTTCCTCCATCTCCTCGTCTCGGTATGTCGAATAGGCTACGGCTGAACGCTGGCTTTCGTCTGGAAAATCGCTTACAGCTTGCTCGTCTCCCATAAAGCGGGAAACAAAGTCTTGCTCTGATTCGTCTGCGGAGGGTAGGGGTAAAGGCATAAATGCCTAGATTATGTCAAAGGAGATCGCCGTCTGCCTTGCGGTAGGAGTCTTTGACCTCTCCCCCACCGGCCATCTTTAGAAACTTATTGACCCTAGCCATCGCCCAAGCGTTGCGTGAGTTGGGTTTGCCCCCGCTGATAGTGGGTCGGAAGCTGGTCGAGAACGCACCCGCACCCCTACGAAACACTTTCTTCAATGCTCCAAGGGTAGGGGCTTTCCTTGAGGGGTGCTTGTCCTTGAACTCGGCAATCTTGTTTTTCAATGCCTTCTCGTTCTCGGCTGAAATCTCTATGTCACCAGCTTTGCTTCTGGTCGATGCCGTGCCTTCTGGGTTCTCCTTTGAGCCTTTGATTCGTTCTTTTGGAGGGGCTGGGGTTTGGCTTACTGGTCGGGCTAGTTCTTTGTTATCCCTAGCCTCCATCTGTCCAACCACTTTCCTTGCCCAAGCATATCCAGCATCGCCACCCCATCCGTGCCACGCTTGCCATCCCTTGCCTTGCTCGTCCCAAGTGCTTCCCTTCTTATCGACTTCGTGCCTATCGAAAAAGGCTTTCATTCTGCGAATTGTGTCGGGCGACATCTTAACCCCATTTTGTAAATCCCTCGCCCTAGCTATGCCTACTGGGGTCATTCCTCTTTGGCTAGATGGTTTGCCTTCCCGCACATCCAAGGCTCTTTTGGCGGCATCCCTAGCTCCTTCTGGGGGCGTAAAATCAATCCCATCGTACTTGCCCAACTCAATACCACCCATCATTCCCTCAATCAGCATCTTAATGGATGCAGGGTCTAACTTTGCTAACGCCTCTTCAGTATCTTTTTTTTTAACTTCTAACTCCTCGGAGGATGGGTCAATCGGGTCTTCTGGAATGGGTTTTTGATCTCCCCCTATATCCTCATCACTTTCTGGGCTATCCTTAGCGGGGATAATCGGACTAATCGAGGGTGCTTCGGGTTTGGTCTGGGTGGGTTTCGGCGGAACAATGTCGGAAATCGTCTCTGGGTCTACGCCGTACTTCTCGGACAAATCCTTAATCAGCTTCGCCTCAATCGCCCTCTGCCTCATAGAGCTTTCAAAGTCTTGGCCTCGCTCGGCGTAGATGTCGGCGGCGGTGCGTAGGCCAGTTTTGAACTCGGAAATTGCGGAAGCGGACTCTCTGCCTAAATCAATAGA